CAACGGCAAGTTTGCTCCTTTTTCTATACAGGGCTTAATAGTTAAATTTACAACATCAGGAAAACAATAGTATGGCGGGATATACAAGACAATCATCATCTAGTATTGCAAGCGGACAAGCCGTTTCTGCAGTGCCGTTAAACAATGAATTTAATCAAGTACAAAGTGCTTTCAATGCTTCTTCGGGGCATAACCACGACGGTAGCTCCGCAGGTAACGGACCTAAAATTGTATTAACTACATCTATATCTGGGTTTTTACCCTTAGCACATGGCGGTGTAGCGGGTAAAAATCAAGTTACTACGTCTAATCCTGCAGCTACCAACGACACAGGCGAAGGCTACGCTGTGGGTAGTTTTTGGGGAAACTCCAGCACAAAGAGAGGTTACATAGCTTACGCAGTAGGTGACGACGCAGCAGAATGGAAAGAAATAGCTCACATAAACAAAGACGGTAACGCCATAGATCCCGGAGCGGATAACACCGTTGACTTAGGGACTAATAGTAACCAGTTTAAAGATTTATATATCAACGGCACAGCTAATATAGATGCTTTAGCGGCTGATGCGGCCACCGTTACAGGGGCAATAACTGGTACTGGAGGGATTACTTCTTTTCCCACCTTTCAATCTTCTGCTTCAGGGACAGTAAGTGCAAGCACGTTTGCCGGATACGCTAACAAAAGAGTAGTATTAAGCGGCTCCTCTGCGGCTACTTATGTACTCCCCGACGCAGTTTCAGGTGACGCAGGGAAAACGTGGATTATAAATAATGCCAGCAGCGCTGCTATCACTTTAGATGTAGACGGCAACTCACAGACTGTAACCAAACTTACAGGAAGCGCGGCGGCGGTTACTACAGATATAACTATAGCTTCTGGCGGGGTAGCAGAGCTTATATGTACGGGCGCAGATAGCTACATCTTATACGGAAGTGGCATTGCATGAGTACTGCTATATCTTCTGTTGCTAATATTCTAGACAGTGTTAAATTTACTGCTAGTGGTAGTTCTTTTGTAGGGTATACCGAAGGCAGCGCGGGTACTTTATTGTCTGACGCAGGGATTACCTACGCTAAACATCTTACCATTGATACTGGTTATCAAGGTAGGTTTGTAGCACTTACGGCGACAACCAGTGGGCTTGTGCAGTTAAGAATTGTGCATAAGTATGCGTCGTCAGAGTACATACCTCCTAATGCCTCAACGGGCATATTGTATAGCGACCCTACAGTGAGCTTTAACTACATGGTAATTAAGAATTCATCTGGGGTTGAAATTGCAGAATTGGAAATGATGGCAGGCGTAGAAAACAATTCTTTTTTTAATGGAGACCTATCTAGGGTGATTTTTTGGTTCGATAATAATTGGCTCGGCGGCGGAATACAAGACTTCGACTTTCATGCTGTCGAGGTGACTGTAACAGACTCCGACACGTTTACGATTCCTCTTACTATAACTAAAAGAGGCAAGGCCGTACCTTCTGGGGCTAGTGAAACGTATACCAACAGCAGTGGCAGAGTTTATGCGGATGCTGTAACTAGAAACTCTACAAGCGGAATAGATATATCCTCGGCCAGTTTGTCTTCTAATGTAGTTACAATAAATACTAGCTCTGGTCATTCTTTGACTACAGGAGATAAAGTAGATATAGCCGACCTAGGTTTCTCTACTTACAACCCGAATACGTTTGCTATACCAGATTTATCTGGTGGGTACGAGGGCAGCGCTCTTTTTGTTGACGGGCAAACTTACACAGTAGAATTGAGGAACAGATAATGAGTCATGTTTGCTCTTTGTTAACTGAAGTACAAGACTCAGACTTGCGTCGTCTGTTTGATCACAGTGAGGCCAAGGCTAGAGAAGGCACGGCTCGTAGGTTTGAGTGTCACGGAAAAAGCTCCGATGAATTCTATACTACAATTAAAAGCGCAGTTTTGAGCCACATAGCGGGAGTGGCTACTTCTGTTATAGGCTACTACAAAAACGACGTATTGTGTTGGATAGGATGGGGTTTTGTGGGTAAGCACGGCAAGATGCCAAGTAACACATTTCATCAAATAGGATTTTTAGCAGGGCAAGATGCTGAAGGCAGCCGAGCTTGGCTTTACGCAGACACTTTTTGGGACTGCTTAAAAGAGTTTCACGAAAGCAATGGGGTTGGTAGGTACGGGAACATTTCTACTTACAACGTAAAAGATTCCAGTGCAGATCAATTTTATTCTTCTACAGCAGTAACGAAGCTGTACGAAAAAAATAATTATAATGTAGTACGAGACTTAGACATAGTCGAGCCTTCTATAGAGTCTACAATCGGAGTGTCTTTAGAGGGAGTTTATCTAGGACAAGAAGAGACCTTCAGGCACGTTTCAGTAAGTTTAAACATACAATAGGACACAAAATGGCGTACAAAGAACTGACAAACTCATCTATACAACCTATTTTTTCTAGTAGAACTATGGGTATAGGATGTGTGCAATCTATAATAAATTCTACAAACTATGTGCATCTACACGGTAGTATAGACAACACTAATTTTGCGTTAATAGAGTCGTTTACTACGGACCAAATAAAAATAATTACGCTACCTCCTTTTGTTGCTGCAAGTGGCAGCGCCACAGACCACACAGCGGCTATAGGAGGAACGACCAAGCTCCTGCTAAACGAAGATAGGATACCTTAATGACTATCAAAGATTTACTAGCCAAGCTAGAAAAGCACGAAGCTGAATGCAGTATACATTTAGAAAACATAAACCGTAGGTTAGAGGCCGGAAGTGACAAATTTAAGTTTCAGCAGAATACTATCTGGGGACTGTATGTACTCATTATTGCTACTGGTATTATTAGTAAGTTCTTCTAGCCTTGCAAGTGAAGCTACTGTAGGAGATTTTGGTACTAACCAGCAAGCTGATACTATTACGACGACTACTGAAACAACGGTAAACCAAGAAGGTATGCCTGTGACAACAGCGGTAGCACCTTCTACCCCAACGTACCAAGCAGATACCTGTATTGTTACATCGGGTTCAGGTGTGCAGACGCTACAGATAGGCATTAGCACATCTAAAATGAAAGTAGATGTAAATTGCGAAAGGCTAAAGCTCAGCAGGCAGTTGTCTTCTTTAGGACTAAAGGTTGCTGCAACTAGCATTTTATGCCAAGACGCACGGGTTTGGTGGGCCATGAGAAACGCCCAAACGCCCTGCCCAATTAAAGGTAAAATAGGAGAAGAAGCGCTTGAATACTATAAAAAACACCCTGACCTTGTCCCTGTTGCTCCTGTTGTTGTTACCAAAGACAGCGAGTGCGAGCGAAAACGACTTCGATATGACAGCATTAAGCGAAAGCACGTCTACGATAACGACTGTGATAAACAGTAATATGCAGGATTACATTCAATGGACTACTCAGTCTATGCTAGATGGTAACACTATTATCTACAACAACGACGATGGGACTAGCTACGAGCTAACACCAGAACAAATGGACACCTTTAATGCCGCCTATGCTGATGGTTTAGCGAACAGCACCCCAGAGGCTCTGACAGCCGTTCTATTGAACGATATGATTGACGTAGAGCAGGGTACTTATGAGGACGAGAAAGAGAACCTGATCGAAGCAGCGAGCGAGATAGCAGCAGTTACAAGTATAGCTGAGATGCTTGTTGACGGTGATCAGCAGACTAAGATCAATGCAGAGGCATATGCAACTGAGAATGATTTACGGGCCATTAAAGAGTCTAGTCGCCAGCAATTTAATACGAGTATTTCGGGAATGTTAGAGGCTTCCTTAACAAAGAACATGATCGAAGGCTACGCTCAGGACAGCTTTGTTATAGATACAATAGCTGCTTCCTTTATGAACACCAACACAGTTATGGACTTTTTTACAAACACCGCAGTTTCTATTGATGAGTTAATTCCCACACAGCTTAATCTTGATTGGAATCAACACAACGTAGGTGTAGAGAGCGCTATGTACTTTATGTACGCTAACAATCCCGAACAAGGCTTGGAGACAATACTACAATGAATATAAACGCAGAACAAATAAGCACTTGGATAGGTATCTTAGGTGCGTTAGGTGGTGTCGCTATGACATTTGCCACAATGGAAGAAAAAGTAGCCCAACTGGAAGGTTCTATGTCAGAACTGTATAATGTTGAGGAGATTCGTACTATGGAGAAACGCCTTACTACTTTAGAAGTAACACAAAATAATAGTGATGTGGGTAGGCTATCTGCAACAATAGCTACAATAGAGGAGCAAATTAAAAATGTTGAAACAAAAATTAGTGGAATTAAAAATGTTGATACAAGCCAAATTCAAAGCGATGTTAGCGTTAATAAAAGCAGAATATCAAATATTAAAAGCGAGATTAAAAGGCTTCAAGAAGAGATTAAAAGTATTGATTCGAGAGTAAACTTACTGAAAAGTAACAGCAACCCTTTAGGTTAATATTATGGCTAAAAAGAAAGACCCTAGATTAGCAAGAGCCGGTGTTAGCGGGTATAATAAACCTAAACGCACTCCTAATCACCCCAAGAAAAGCCACGTAGTAGTTGCCAAAGAAGGCGACAAAATTAAAACGATACGCTACGGCGAACAAGGGGCTAAGACTGCAGGTAAACCTAAGAAAGGTGAGTCTGCTAAAACTAAAGCAAAACGTAAATCCTTTAAGGCTAGGCACGGCAAGAACATTGCTAAAGGTAAAATGTCTGCAGCTTTTTGGGCAAATAAATCTAAATGGTAGGTAATTATGAATTTTAGTGCATTGAAAAATGTCATTGGGGCAGTAGCCCCTACGCTAGGCACAGCATTAGGTGGTCCTCTAGGAGGCACTGCCGCACAAGCTATTTCTGCGGTACTGGGGTGCAAGCCAGACCCCAAGTCTATTTCTACAGCTATGCAACAGGCAACCCCTGAGCAGTTAGCAGAAATAAAAAAAGCAGAGCTAGATTTTGAAGCTCAAATGAAACAGATGGACGTAGACATATTTGCTCTGGAGACTGCTGATGTACAAGACGCTAGAAAAGCTCATAAAGGAGATTGGACACCACGAGTATTTGGACTATTTAGCCTTATCGGCTTTTTGGCTTATATATTTCTCGTCACTATTCAGCCCCCTGACGCTAACAGCGATACTATTGTATCTCTTGTCTTGGGGTATCTCGGAGGACTTGTTTCAGGTATAAGCTCGTTTTACTTTGGCGCTAGTCACGGGAAGGATGACTAATGGATTACGATAGACTTAAAAAGCAACTGGTAGTGCATGAAGGGCTAGAACTAAAGCCCTACAAGTGTACCGCCAACAAAACTACTATTGGTGTAGGCAGAAATATCGAAGAGGTTGGCATCAGCGAAGATGAGGCTATGTACCTTCTTGAAAACGACATTAAGAATGTTGTAGCGCAATGCCAAGCTACCTTCTCTTGGTTTGACGGTTTGACCGACATACGAAAAGAAGCAATAGTTAATCTAGTGTTTAACATGGGGTTAAGCACGTTTTGTAAATTTAAAAATACTATTTCGTACTTAGAGCAAGGTTTATATGAGCTGGCCGGTACTGAACTATTAGATTCTAATTACGCCCGTCAGGTAGGACAAAGAAGTGTCGATGTGGCAAACATGATAGCAGGAGATAAATAAAATGGCAGAGTCAGTTGTCGATAGATCAGGTTCAAGTCATAAGAGAACTTTAAGTTTAACTACAGAAGATATTGCTATACTGCAAAATTTAGGCGTAGACACAACCAATCTTGGTACTTTAAATCAGACCATTCTAGGAGAGCGGCCAAAAAGCGACAGGTATGCGGATGCGTCTAATAAATCAGGGTTTATAACTTTTGGCCCTACTCAAGGGGCAACTGCAGCGGGTACTGTTTATGAAATACCTGCGTATGACACTAATCTTTTTAGTTCGACTGGATATGTAAACACGTCCCGCTTTAGCCAAAGCGGCGATCTCTCATCAGGATGGGATACAACTTCTACATCACGAGGGGTTAGAGATTATACAGACTTTGTGTCTGCGATCAAAGCGGAGGCCGAGGCTAGGGATAGAACTGCCGAGCTTGGCGCACAAACAGGCGCATTCCAAAACATAGTAGATACTTCTGCCGCAGACACAGAAATGTTTATCGACGCAGAAACAGTTTCTCCAGACGAAACTGAAGGTATGTTTTCGGATCTTGGCGGCTATACTGGCACTGGGGGCGGATCTAGGCCCGACGCAGGTACAGGGGATTTCTACGACAGGACTGTGGATCAACAGCAATCTACTTTAGACGCTGCCGCTGGAGACCCTGCTTTCGGCACTATGGACCCAAGACTTGCCGACGCTACCGTACAAGGCCAAGTACAGATACGAAACGACATTACGGGTGCGGTAGAGTCTATTAGCGCACAATCTATAACTAATGCCGTATCTTTACTAGGCGGGCTAGGAATATCTACTGACGATATGATTGGTCCTATAGTAAACGCAGACGGCACGGTTTCTTATCAAACAGCAGAAGGCAAAGACCTAAGCTCTTTAATTAGCAATTTAGGCACTTCTATAGAAGCCAAAATAGGCGGAGTTGCTGGCGACGTTACGGGGTCTTTAGGCTACGGTGGCGAAGGTCAAGACACTTTATTCAGCGACATAGCAGGCTTAGGCACTGATATTGGCGACGTTAGGGGAGACATAAGCGGTATATCTACGTTAGGCCAGCAGGATGTCCAGAACGCTTTAAAAGGTCAATTTGGATCCCTTACTACTGAAATACAAACAGTAGGCACTGCAGTAGGCGGCGTACAAACCACTGTAGACGACGTTGAGGCTGCTGTAGGCGTACTAGACGATCGCCAGCTAGACATAGTCCAAGATTTAGCTGACCTAGGCGTAGACACCAACTCTATTATAGACGCTCTCGGCAGAGTAGAAGGTGCTGTAGGCGCTGGCGGTACTCTAGAAGGACAGATAGCCAGTAAAGCTTCAGGCATTCAGCAAGCGGTTTCTGGTATAGGCGGTCAGGTTTCTAGTGGCTTTGGTAATCAAGCATCTCAAATATCTAGCCTAGAAGGCGGCGCTTCTGCTACTGCTCTAAGCCAAGTTGCAGGTGACTTGGGTAACATACAGTCTGCTCAGACTGCTCAAACAGAAAGCATAGGCAGTTTGGCTACTGTAGAAGGTCAGCAAAATCTGGCTAACACTGTAGCTCAAGTCAAGACCGCCACTGAAGGCGTAGACGCTGCGATTAAAACTAACGTAATTCCTGAGTTTGAAAACATATTTGAAATATTTGACGACCAAGGAAACTTGTTAAGCGACGTAGAAACTGCTACAGGAAACATAAAAACTAGCGTAGACGCTAATGGCAATGTAGCAATAGAGAAATTTAGCAACATAGGCGACGCTATAGGTAACATAGATGTAAGCAACATGGACGAGTCTGCTGCAATAGCGGCTCTAACAACGACCATAGGCACGGCTGCTTCTACCTTTACCGAAGACTATTCGTCAATGGAAACCAATATAGCCAACGACAGGAAGGCTGTTCTAGAGGCTATACAGACAGACAGCGAAGCGTTAGACGAGCTTATCAACACCGACATTCCGCAAGTTATTAGTACGGGAGTAGGAGACTACAAGCTTGAGTTAGGGCAAAACAATGAGCTTCTTGTATCAAAACTAGACGAAGCTGTAGATCTTTCTGGCGTAGCTACCGCTGAAGGTGTGGCCGATGTAGGCAGTGCCGTAGCAGGTCAAGCGGTCTCTTTGGGTAATATAGATAACATTAAAGGTGACGTAACGAATTTACTAGCCAAGGCCGAAGAAGATTTAGCCTCTAACACGGCTAGAGACCAGCAACTCTCAGGAGTAAGAGAAGATATGCTAGACGCTCTTGACGACGAGATTAACGCTAATGAAGCTGTTATGCGTAACTTATTAGCAGGTCAGACCCAAACAATACAGGGTGACTTGGGAGATTATGTAGTGTCTCTTGATAGCCAAACTGGAAAGCTGACTGCTCAAGCAATAGACAGACAGACCCTTGCGCTTGGTGCTGACATAGACGCAGGTACTGGCCAGCTTATTAAAGACGCTAATACCAACACTAACTACCTAGAAAGAAAAGTCTTAGAGGCTAAAGAAAGAGTAGAAGGTAAGATAGGTACGGCGTTTGACACTACCGGCGGACTCATCTCTAGCGGCCTTACTGCTAACGGCGACGAAATAGAGCGTGTGTTAGACGCTGAAGGTAAACTTACAGAAACGGTCATAGCTAACGGAACGGTACAAGACACTATAGTCACTGACCTAAGTAGCGTATTAGATGATACAGGCAACCTTAACCAAGCCGCTATAGACTTAGCTCAACAAGGCAGTGACATAGAACAAAATCAAAAGTACTTTAACGCTCTAGGCGGGCTTATAAGAGAAGACGTAGACGCTATGGGTCGTAAAATAACACGAGAAATTGACTCTAGCGGGCAATTTATTAGAGAAACTAGCTACTACGACGACGGGTCTGAAGCCGGTACTGATAACATAGCAATAGCAGAAATACTCGATAAGATATTTCCGTCAGATCCTTTAGCCCAGCCTGAAGATTTAACTGCG